GGGATGTATCCGCAATGGCAGAAGCATTTAGATCATCCACCACTAGAGTATAAGCATCTTGAACGTGATAAGTTTGAAGAGTTACTCGATTTGATGATAGAGGCACACCCAGAGCATGAACTAACGCACTGGTTGAAGCGTGGTTTTGCTATGAATGAGGGAGATAGTACCATAACATTCAGTAGTCTGCAAGGACATAGAGTATTACAGTGGCATATCAATCATTTCGATGAGGAGGATGCGGAGAGTTATGAACTGATGTTCGGTGAAGAGGAGGACGTGGAGTTCGATTGGTAGTGTGCCAGATGACAAAGTGCACACATAGCTTGCACATACCCTGAATCTTGTGTATAATTATAATATACACAACAGGAGAACAGATGACAACCGCACCTGCAACACTCGAAGAAAGAGTAGATGGATGGGTTCAGGATCTATGTGATGCACTAGAACTAAACTACAAGCACGATAGTATCCGTAGTCATGAAGCATCACTCCGTGATGAAATGCACTACTCCACATACCATGAGGAGGCACTTGCTAAGATCAAAGAGGGTAAGGGTGACCTTAATAAGTACAAAGCGTACAAAGGTCGCAAGTACTGGAAGATCGTTATGCAAGAGTGCCGCAGACATGAGGGTGTATATACAGACAGTTCTGTACATGCCTTCATAGATAGAAAGACAGGTGAGGTGTACATGCCCGCAGGTTACAACAAACCAACAACTACTGGTAAGTATCCAGTAAGATGGGACATGAGAATCATCAAGGATAGAGAGTACATCCTCAATCCAGTAAATTGCACATGGTCAGGTGGATATCTATATGATAGATCAACTTTACCTACCAAGTATAAGTAAGACCCCACAAGGGGTCTCAGACCCCTTCTAGCACCATTTAATCATGCCAGTATATAGAGACTACGAAATTAGAATTAACCTTAATGAGTTAATAGAGCAGAGAATACCCACGTGTAATATAATGCACAAGGATCATTGCTTGACTGAAGCACAAGTTGCTGAGATAGCACATGATATTAATATGGAATTGGATCTTCATCCAATATTTCATCAGGTTGATGAGCATATTATGCGGTATGTTGAAGCAGCACGCATTGATAACACGGAGCATTGGGTTGAACCAAGGTTAAAAGACTTATGAACTACGCAAACTGGGAGCAAGAGTACAAGAAGAAAGCAACAAGGAACCTATCAAAGAGGGAAGTAGAGCTTTTAGATGGTGCAGCAATTAGAAGTCATGAGGGTATGGTGTATGGTCGCATGTATACTGAGTGGAAAGAGATGCAAGAATGAGTATTAATGTAGCACCTGTTAGTAGTAACATATCACATGTATTTCCAGTAGGATTATACGCACAACAAAATGTACTTAATGCGGAAGAGAACGCAATGGTACTCAATAAGATATACAAATTGCGTGAGATATTTAATGAAGGTAATCAACAAGACTGGATGAGTGGTGCTATGTCACCTCAGAATTGTTTTCACTTGACTGACCTAGCGGAACATTTAGAGTTTATCACACTGGTTAAGAGAGTACAGACGTGTGTGCAGGAATTTGCACTGCACTATGGTAGTGAAGATGTTTACAACTGTACTGAATCATGGTATAATGTATATCAGAGTGGAAGGTATCAAGAGTTTCACATGCATCCATATAATATATTTTCAGCAATATATTATGTGAAAGTGCCTGATGGTGCTTCTGGTACATACTTTAAGCGTCCAGATATGGGGAGTATGCTACCACCTAAGAATAAGGTGCAAACAACTCAACTCAATCAGGATACCTTAATTGCACCTCCGCAAGAAGGAACTGTTATAATATTCAGATCTAACTTGCAACACTCGGTCCCTCCCTCGACATTTGATGGAGACCGTGTTACTATAGCTTTAAACTTCGCATAACTATGTGGTACATTATTTTTTGGACGGTGCTAACACTGCTAGTTCTTAGATCCACTGGTGTCTTTAAGAAATGAGAAGACAACCACGGTGGTGGAGGATTTGGATGTATTCATTAGGAGGATTTAATGACGAAACAACAAAACAACTCGACAATTCAGTTGCTCTCATACGTAGCTTCATTTTTGTCACTTACTTTATCACTAATTGCTTTATTATTGGTGGTGTCATTAGGCACTGGTAACGCATGAAATTAACACAAGAACATATTGATCAACTACAAGAGTTGATGAACCATACTAAGAAGGATGGTACGATGAACTGGAAGGATGGAGATGAACTAGAGTTCTGTCTTGGTGGTACATTTGCAGCAGATAAATTCATATCTATTCTGAATCGTAGGACTAATCCAAGACCATGAGAGATACAGTATTATTTGGTGACTGTCGTGACACACTAAAGACATTACATGCACAGATCACCACTGGTATTGCTGAGAGACCACAAATGTGTGTCACATCACCACCTTACTATGGTCTAAGAGACTATGGTGGTAAGGAGCAGCAGATAGGTATGGAACAATCACCAGAAGAATACATTGCCGAAATGGTTAAGGTATTCTCATCAGTTCGTGATGTACTGGCAGAGGATGGTACATTGTGGGTTAACATAGGTGACACATACTATAATTACAGGAGTGATGGTAACTATCCTAAACAGACAGTTGCTAAGACCAGACAGGATCTACCAACGAGTACACCAGTAAGAGGAAATAAACTGGAGGGATACAAGAGTAAGGATCTAATCGGTATACCATGGATGTTAGCATTCGCATTGCGTGCAGATGGGTGGTGGTTGAGACAGGATATAATCTGGCACAAGCCTAACCCCATGCCTGAGAGTGTTCGTGATAGATGTACTAAGTCGCATGAATACATTTTTTTATTAAGCAAGAGCAAGAACTACAAATATGACAATGAAGCAATCAAAGAACCAGTCAAGCAAGATTGGGGCACAAGAGATAGAACTGAAGGGAAGTATCATAATGAAGGGACAGGGTTACAGCCACATAGTGGTCTCACCAAGTCTTACGACAAGAAAAATAAACGTTCAGTATGGTCAGTTACGAATAAACCGTACAAAGGAGCACATTTCGCAGTGTTCCCCCCAGACCTCATTGAACCATGTATCTTGGCAGGGAGCAACGAGGGTGATGTGATTCTGGATCCTTTCATGGGATCAGGAACCACTGCCATGGTTGCTAAGAAACATAATAGACACTATATTGGGTGTGAACTCAATAGGGACTATGCCACTTTACAGACTGACCGCATCGATAGCATTCCAACCAAATTACCTGATATACTATGGAAGTAATCATTACCGAGCAACCAGAAATGGATAGCGTCGTAACCCAAGTTGAGTTAGATACTCAGCAAATCAAGTATATCATAGACCTCATGTGGACAATAGATCCTGGTTTGGGTAACCAAGTGGCATGTAGGCACAATGTTGATGATGCTGACCTTGAAAAGCATCTCAATATTGTACTAGGTCGAGCACTAGATGAAATTGGTGTTGGTGCATCTGGTGTAAGGGGTTATCGTTTAGACGAACTCCAAGAGTAGACAGGCTACAAACTGTCACAACATATGTTGTAGAGCATCCAATATGCTCTATAATAAGTACATACACAACCAAAGGAGGTTCCTCTTGTTAATGTCACTACACTTCGGAAGACATTTCTGGTTAGATGAGAGTGATGAGTTATGCTCATGCCCAACATTCCAAGATGGTACACCTGATCGGGATCAAACTGATTATGTATCAGAGTGGACTGAACTACAGGATGTTGACCTCAGTAAACTATTCTACATTCACAAACAGTTAGTTACTGATGCTGTCTATGAGTATGAGGCAGCAAGAGCATGAATGTAACCAGATACACAAGAGCAGGACAGGATGGCAAATTGATCACCTGTCCCAAATGTTCTCAAACTTCTAAAGTATATCACTTTAGTTGGTCTGCACTCACATGTATGTGCTGTAGAGAATCAGTAAACAAATCAGAATGGGAGGTATGTGTCACATGAACGCAAAAGATATGTCTGCTTCATCGAAGCTTATCTTTATTCTGTCCTTCGTAAACTTTCTTCATTGGTCATGTCTTGTTATGTCACGTTTGGTGGTTAC